ATCCCGTGCATCGCCATGTGGGGAATCGGGTGGACGGCGTCTATCTCTTCGCTACAGTCAATGGACCCCCTTGCCGCTGGTGAAGGTGCGCCCAACAAGATCCCCCCTGTCAACGTCTTGACCGATGCCCTCACCCCCAAGTTTGGTCCGGCCATCACCATCCCGACAATCTTGCTCAACGCTGTCGCCCCGAGCCTGCAAGACAACAAGGCAACGGCCAAAGCGACACGTTTCATTGAGGGACCGATCACTGGCACCGAGAACGTCACACAGCAGTTGGGTGGCGTCATCATGCCGAACTCCCTTGTTCGCAACGTCACGGGCATGATCTTGGGTTCTGGTGCGTTTGGGTTGATGAAGCCGCAGGACATCCTTGGCTACTCCAACACCTATAACCAAGCCAAGATTGAGGCGTTCAAGTCTATCGTCACACCGGCGTCTGAGCAGTATTGGAACTCCCTGCCCAAGAACATGCCGCAAGACAAGAAGATTGGCGAACTCACTCAGTGGGTTGCCAATCGGTTCTTCAAGAATGGCGCTGGCCCCGGTTCCCTGCAAGACACCTGGGATCGAGCCAACAACCGAGCCATGCTGATCTATTCAACCAAGCTTGCCCTCGGCGCTGGTTCTCCTGTCTCCATCGGCGTCGGCAAATACCAGAAGAACAAGTTTGCCGACATCGTCAACGCCGAGGCTAAGAAGAACGGTGGCGACTACCTCAAGGGCCTCGAAGCAGCGGAGCGTGACTACCCGTACTTCTTTGCAGGATTCGTCAGCAGCTCGCAAACAACTACGGGACAGTATGTTCCACAAACCAAGGCAATCGGTGATTTCATCTCTACGCACCACAGCCTTGTTGCCGACCACCCGTACGGTGCGCTTGCCTATGGCCCACCCAACATCTTTGACGCTGGCAAGTTTGACGAGACGACCCACCAGAAGCTCGTTGCCGCTGGCCTTCGCACGCAGGACACCCCCGATGCGTTTGCCGAGGCTACTCAGATCATGCTTGGCAACATCACTTACTACAACACGATCAAGCCGCTGTACGAGCAGTATCGACAGACGGACAAGAGCGCAGCGTACAAGTGGAAAACGCAGGTTGAGACTGCCTACGGTGTCCTCAACGATCCGTGGTGGCAGCACTTCAACCCTCACGAATCGTACATGAATGCAATGCGTGGTGTCTCGGACATTCAAGCCATCATGCAGATGCCAGAGTACCGCAACGATCCTCGCAACGCTGTTTACCAAAACATTATGACCAAGGGCATCCCAATATTGATGCAATACAAAGCAGAGATTTCTAGCGGCAAGTATTCGGCGCAGAGCGTCTCTAACTGGTGGAACGGCGTGATGGATCAGGTGGTGCAAAACTACCCAGATGCCAAGGCGGGCATTGACGGAATCTTTAGGAGCCTCGGATGACAGACACCATGACGGCGAACGAGCCAGAGCCACAAGCGCCACCAGCCCCCGACATTCCTCCCATGCCATCAGCGCCAAGTCCTGCCCCCGACCAAGAGACTCCTGCTGAGGATCAGGCCGAGCCAACCGAAGAGACGCCACCAACGGAAGCGCCGCCCACCACGCCTCCTGCCCCCGCCGAGGAAGAGAAGGTTGGTGGTGCCGAGGGCAAGATTCAGAAGATTGCCGATGACTTTGTCATCCCGATCTCCGATGAGGCTCGTGCAGCATGGGCCAAAGACCCCGAGGGCTACGCCGAGTACGCCAAGCAGGTAGCCACCGGCCTGTACCCCACCTTCGCTCCGCAGATCAACATGGGCATGACGGTCAAGGTGCTGCTCGATCCCTACGTTGAGATCGCACAACAGGTTCTTGGCGAGCAGATGGGCGAGCCAAACTGGTCAGATCCCAAGTGGGCCAAGGCACTTGACGGTGGCATCGACCCCAAGATGGGACGCCCGATCCCCATGCCCCTCGCAGATTGGAAGGCTTACCTCATGTCGGAACCATCGCACGGCTGGGACAAGACTCCCCAAGCCAATGCTCTTGTCCACTCGTTCGGTCAGCAGATGAACGCAGCTTTCAACGGGGGTGAGCAGTAATGGTAAACATCAACTACGGCAACCCGAATTCGAGCAATAGCGGCGGTATCGGTTATCGGCTGGGTGTTGGTGGTCTGCTTCCTGGCAACCCCGACACTTACGGCGCAACGCTTGATGAAGCGTTGAACAGGATCGCAGCCCTTCCCGGTGGCGCCGAGAACTTTGGCATTGTCTATTACAAGATCTTTGGGCACAGCCCATCTAGCCTTGGAGCAGCACGCACGGCAATCGGTTCGTACATGGATCGAGCGCACGGCGCTGGCCTGTCGTTGTCTGACTACCTTGCTCAGTACGGTGGTGGAACTGGTAGTTCTGCTCGTGGAAGCGGAAGCAGCAAGGGTGGCGGTGGTGGCGGCGGTGGTGGCGGCGGTGGTAGTTCGGCCAACCCAACTGTCAACTACACCTCATACGGCCCGACCACCGTTGACACCAATGCAGCCAACGAGATCTCGGCGTTCACCACGCTTCGAGACACCTACCTTGAGCCGTGGGGATTGGGAAGTCTGGCAAATCAGGCGTGGTCAATGATCTCCGACCCCGGCAACCACGCCGGCATCGGTGACCTGCTTGCATGGGTTCGTGGCACCAACGAATACAAGGCACGGTTCCCCGGTCTGGCCGAGCGTACGGCACTTGGCTACCCACCCATCTCCGAGGCGCAGTACCTCAACGAGCAGAACATCATTTCTGGTGCCATGCGCTACTACGGCATCCCGTCCAGCTTTGCCACCACGCAGGAGATTGGGACGCTCATCGCCCACAACGTGAGTTCCAGCGAGGTGACCGACCGACTCAAGAACGGTTACGAGCTGGCGATGAAAGCACCCAAGGAAGTGCGTCAACTCTTGCACGATTACTACGGTGTCAACACCGGCCAACTTGCCGCCTACTACCTCAACCCTGCCCACACCGTTGAGCAGTTGTCACGCCAGACTCAGGGCGCTCTCATCGGCAACGAGTCCATTGCATCTGGCTTTGGGCGCATTGACAAGGGCACGGCAACCCAGTTGGCAGCGCAGGAGATGACCTCCCCGACCTCGATGGACCTCAACTACTTCCGTCAGGGCTTTGCCAAACTCGCTCCCCTCAAGCCTCTTGAGACGGCGATGGTCGGTCAGCGTGGTCAGGCGACGGCGAGCCAGAAGGCGATCCTCGGTGAACAGTTCGTTGGCCTCAACCAGTCGCAGGGCACCACGGCAGCCAGCAACAAGGGCGCTGTCCAGTTGGCTGAGCAGGCCCGAGTCGCAGGTCTGGCCGGTGGTGGTGGGTTCGTCCAAAGTGCCAAGGGCGCTGTTGGTATCGGATCTGCTACCACCGAGGGCCAAAGTGGACGCAGCGCGTAGCACAATCTGATACACTTACCCTCAGTGGAGCTTTGGCCGGTCGGTGACCGTGAGCTAAGGCCGCTGCCCGGTAGGGGTCGGCATCCCTGCTGTGTAGATGCCAGCAATGCACACCAACCTTCCGTATTCGTACCTCCGATGGATACGCGTAACTGATGGAGAGACCAACATGAGTGAGTCCGACGAGTTCCTTTCTGATGAGGACAATGGCCTCGACCCCAACATCCGAGCAGAACTTCGGAAGTCACGGGAGCGAGCAAGGGAAGCAGAGACTGCCAAGGCAGAACTTGAAGCCCTCAAGCGTGATCTAGCGTTCACGAAGGCCGGAGTCCCCGAGACTGGCGTAGGCGCTCTTCTCCGCAAGGCGTACGATGGAGACACCGACCCCGACGCAATCCGCAAGGCTGCTGAGGAATACGGGATCACCGGAGCAAGCCACCAGGAGCAGAACGGCGAGCTGGATGAGGTCCGTGAGGAACTTGAGCGTCACCGGAACATCGCTGGTGCCACTGGTACGAACCAGTCGGGGCCGAGCAAGGAGCAGGAGCTTCTCGCAGCGATCCAAGGTGCTGCCAACAAGGACGAACTGATGGCGGTCATTGACAGTCTTGGCAACGATGCCGGACTGTTCTCTCCCGGTATGCGCTGATCCATCGGGCAATGTCCTAGGAGGACAACCCAATGGCTTACACCACGACCACGGCACTGCCTCTCGCGCAGGCTGCCTACGACCGGCTGGCGCGCTTCGCGCTCCGCCCTGAGCTTTACTTCGACAATGTTGCCGATGTGAAGCCGACCAACCAGTCCATGCCTGGTGCATCGGTCACGTTCCCGATCATCTCGGACCTTGCCGTTGCATCGTCCCCGCTGAACGAGTCCACCGATGTCACCCCGCAGGCGATGTCCGAGTCCAACGTCACGGTGACGCTTGCTGAGTTCGGTAACGCCGTTCTCACGACCGCCGCTCTGCGTGGTGAGTCGTACGTCGAGATCGACCCCATCGTCGCCAACGTCATCGGCTACAACGCTGGCGTGAGCATCGACGAGGTCGCTCGTGACACCCTCAAGGCTGGCACCAACGTCGCCTACTCCAACGGCAAGACCTCCCGTGTGAACATCGCTTCCACTGACGGCCTGCTGTCGGCTGACATCCGTGCGGCCAAGGCCCGTCTCCGCAGCCAGAACGTCCCGACCTTCGGTGGCTACTACACGGCCTACATCCACCCGAACGTCGCGTACGACTTCACCGCTGAGACCGGCGCAACCGGTTGGCGCGTGCCTCACGACTACGCGCAGCCTGGTGAGATCTGGGGCGGCGAGCTGGGTGCCTTTGAGGGCTTCCGGTTCATCGAGACGCCTCGCTCGCCAGTGTTCCAGGGTTCGGGTTCGTCCACTGGAACCGTTGGTGCCAACGTGTTCGCCACCCTCTGCGTCGGGCGTCAGTCGCTCGCAAAGGCGTGGAGCATGGTCGATGGCAACACCGAGCAGCCGCACGTCGTTCCCGGTCCGATCACCGACTTCCTCCGTCGGTTCGTGCCGTGGGGCTGGTACTGGCTGGGTGGCTACTCCATCTACCGTCAGGCTGCCGTGCAGCGCATTGAGTCCGGTTCGAGCCTCACCTACAGCGACCCGACGATCGACCAGTAGTAACTAGGGACGGGACGGAGTCATCGTGAGCTTCCAAGGCCAGTGTGCCCACTGTGGATCGTTTGATCTCATGGCTGGGCAGGACATGTACCAATGTCTCAAGTGTGGCTACCACACGACTGCCGAGGGAACCACGGTGGCTCCGCCCACCCCTAGTGAGATGCCGTCCTGGTTTGGGCGGCGCAACATCGACGGCGATCAGTACGACAGTCAGGAGTCCTAAATGGGCGTCTCATCCCCGACGGGGAATGGCGAGAAGCGTGGCATGGAGTGGGCCGGTCAGCCCGGTACTCCTGCGTACACTTCCCGCCCAGCGTTCGCCAAGGCGAACAGCGACAGTGCCAAGTTCACCGGCATCCGTGGTCACCAGAACGACCGTGCTGCCGATGGTTCCACCGACATGAAGGCGAGTCCGATCCGATGAGTGGCTACACCCGCACAGGAAGCACCCCCGTGATGTCCAAGGAGGACATGAGCGGGCACATGAACTACGACTACACCCACCCCAACGTGATTCAGACTTCGGCCAAGCCCGGTGGTCTGCGTGGCGTGGAGACGAACACGGCTCGTGACGTGAAGCTCCCGGTCGTCATCCAAGATGTCACTGGCGAGCCCCACGGGACCGTCACCGTTCCCGACCCCGGCGCTCCCATGCCGTTCAAGGTGCGTGAGGGCTGATGATGCGTAACGATCAGACCGACACCTGCCACGGCACTTGTGAGGCAGACTGCTCTGTCTGCAATGCCATCTACGAGCCGAACTTCAAGCCGGTTGATGTCCGTATGACGATGATGGGCGCACCAGACCCCAAGCTCGTTGGCACCGGAGATCCGGGTAGCAACACCTACCGATAGGAGCGTTCGTGGCCCGTTTGCGGTTTGACGCAGTACGAGGCGAGCTGAGTGCTTCGATCGGGACAACCGACACGGTCATCACTTCTCCTGGCCTGTCACGTCTTGGTACTGTCTCGTCGCCAGATGTAGCACTGGTCTGCATCTACGCGACCGACAACAACGGGAACATCACCAACGCCGAGAACGTCTACGTCACGTCGCACGTCGCTGCATCTGCCGTAGCAACGGTCACTCGTGCTGGTGACGGCACCACAGCGCAAGCTTGGTCATCTGGCACCGCATGGACCCACGGGTTCGGCGTGGCTGACGTGGCTGACGTTGAGTCACTCACCACCGCCGAGACTGCCCGCGCCGAGGCCGCTGAGACATCTCTTGCAGGTTCCATCACTGGTGTCCAAACAAACCTGACAGCGGAAGTCACTCGGGCCACCACCGCTGAGGCTGCCCTCGCCCCCATCGACAACCCGACGTTCACCACCAAGATCACCACGCCCGCTGCGTCGGTTACGGGCTTCACTGGCGCTACCACCCCCACTCGCTACGTCGGAGGCGTGAGCGGCGCTGCACCGTCCACTGGGGTCTACCAGACCGGCGACTACGTCATTGACGTGACTGGTGAAGTTTGGATCTGTACATCTGGTGGAACTCCTGGCGCGTGGACAAACGTGTCGGGTTCCTCTCTCTGGTTCAACGTGCTCACCTACGGTGCCGTAGGCAATGGCACCACCGATGACACCGCTGCCATCCAGTCAGCAGCCAACGCAGCTTGTGCTGTAGGAGGGACGCTCTACTTCCCTGCCGGTTACACGTTCATCGTCTCTGGTGGCACCACCGGCTCCGCATCCAGCCACGTCGGGATGATCGGGTTCTCGGGCAAGGTCCACGTCATCATCGACACGGGCGCTACCGTCAGGGTCGCATCCACGAACGGCCTCTTCACGTCCATCTTCTACGGCTCGTCATCCTCAGCCGACTACAGCGGCACGGTGTTTGAGGGTGGCGGCACCATCGACACCAACTCGGCGGCGAACATCGCTGCTGGTCAAGTCCCCACCGCTGGCTCAGGTGGCCTTCCGTGCAAGTCC